TGTATATTAAGACTTATTAAGTCTTATATCAACAAAAAATATAGTATATTTTTATTTATTTATATAATCAATTGATTTTAAAAGAAAAATAATTTATTTATTTTTTTACCAGCCCTAAAATAACCGCACTCGGCCTTATCATAGTGTGTATTTATTATCGCCCGATAAGGCTTGGACTTGACCTGATGGGCTGCCTGTATTGGACAAACGGGCATCGGCACTAGAAGGTTCGTTGACATAGTAGGGGTTAAACGGTATGCCGTTTTTGACATAATCCCTACATAACTCTTTGCTGACTTCTTTCAGCGGTGTGGCTTGATCGCTGTAACAGGTACAACCGCTGTTTCCGCCGTCTATGCAGGCTGCGACACGCTCATAGGTGGTAACTTGTCGGACGCTGTCATACAGTGGCTTGGATTCGGGCTTTTCAGCCATGGTAGGGATAAAGTCTGTAGGCTGTAAACTGCCCTGGATTTGTGTCTGCTCTGAAACAATAGATGATACAGACGGCTCACTGTTTATTTTTTCTACATTGGTTTCAACAATTTCAATTTGACCGCTACCTTTTTTGTATATTTGATAGACGTTGTAACCTTTCCAAAACATAAAACCAAAAATAGCTACTAAAGCCCATATAGCTAACGGTATTTTTTTCCTGAATTTTTGATGCTGGCTGGATGATTTGTAATATTTAAACGCTTCTTTTGGCGGCTTCCAGCTTGATGATTCAACTCCTGTTACTGCGGCAGGATTATCAAGGCTCGTAACGCATTTGTACCAGGTATATTGCTTCATACCTACTGCCTTACGTTCAAGATGTGTATGTTTTGAAACGAGATTTCGGACAAATACGTCAAGCTGACTAGGGTGTTGAGTCATCAATATAACTGTATGGCCGTGATGACGGAGTTCTGTTAATTCTTGAATATAGGGCGGAACAGGACGACCGGCAGCGCGAACAGGATAGGTATAGTGTGCTTCATCAACAATCAAGACTGCACCGGTTGGAATAATATCCCGCAGAGGCGCAGACATAATTTCTTCTTCCGTAAGTTCGTGGGCGTTGAATTTACGTTTATCCAAACCGTCAATATGGCAGAAATAAAGCGGACGATCTACTTCCGTACCATCTTCTAGTTTCATTTTGAACAAACCGTCTTCATTGTTCAGAATCATGGACACTACACGCGAGGTTTTACCAGTACCCATGTTGCCTGTAAACAGATAAATCATTAGTTAGTCCCTGGAAACACAAAAGTCAATTTATTTAAGGCTTTCATGCCAACGTAAAATGAGAATGCACCGAACAAATAACCCAAACCTTGACCGAATCCGCCAATTAGCAGCAAATTAAGGATATCAGCAGGCATGGAGTTAAAAGCATGCAGGGTATATTCTTTAAATTTATCTAAAGCTATCAGATAACCGGCATAAGTAACAAAAGTAAGACCGGTTGCAATAATAATGCGGACAATAAGTAACTTAAGCAAAATACCCAATAACGGAATTAATGCAGCCAATGCAGGCATGGTTTATCCCCTTCTTAAAGAGCCAAAAACAATAAAGGCAGACATAATGATGAAACCAAGCAATACGGCAAAACGGATATTTTGCATAAAAATGCACAAGGGTTCATAACTGATCTGAACAGGTTTGCTCCAAACATGAAATGTTTTAGGTTGAGGACAAACACCATTCGGTGGCAAAAAACTATCGGGCGACCAGGTTTGATCATCGGTTACATGGGGAATTTTAATATCATCAAACATATCTTCCGTAGGCTTACCCATCTCTTGACAGGCTAAAATATTCGGCATCAATTCACATAATAAACTGCCATCTTTGCCATCTTTACCATCTTTACCGTCCTGACCATCTTTGCCGTCTTGTCCGGTTTGGCCACCTGTATTGGATTGGGAGCCGGTGTCATTTTCGGAACTTGAACCGGTTTCGGAATTTGTTCCTGTTTGTGAACCGGAACTGCTGGAAGAACTTGAACCAGTATTTGAACCCGAACTGCTGCCACTGTTTGAGGACGGGGCAGAAGGGCTGTTGGGGGTCAGGTCATTGCGGTTGTTGATGGTCACGGATGCGGAGGTTTGGCCGTCGGAAGCTTTGCCGAATGTAATCGTAATTTGTTTCGGGCTGCCGTCGGTGTCGGTGAATGGGCCGATGGTGACGCTTGTGCCTGATTGGACGTTGACTTCTTCTTTGTATTCCGGGCGATTTGTGCCTTCTACAAAAGGTGTCGGGTTGCTGTCGATTGTGCCTGTTGCGATATTAAGAAATTCTGTATCGTTAAGTACAACGGGGCTTCTTTGTTGACGCAAAACGAAAGAATAAACAGAACGATAATCACCGGCTCTTTCAACGTTACAATCTCCGCCATTCAAATTGAAAACACAATTGGATACACTGTAATTACGCCAATCAGTACCAATATCATACAAATAATCTTTGTAACTTACCCAGTCTGCTTCGGCTAGGCGTTGCATTTGAGCCTGCATAACGTACTCTACTTCTTCACGGTCTTTACCGCCTTTATACCATGCGGAAATCATTGATGAATCAACGCCGTAACAGGATACTTCGCGCCCGTCTCTGTAGATACAGTTGCGGGCAGGCCAGTTTTTAATAAATTGCTCTGATGCTTCGTTATATTCGTAGCCGGCGCTTTCGATGTCGCCTTTGACTAAATTATATGCTTCATATGCCAGGCTGGCAGCTCCAATAATTGGAGCTGACCTGGCCGCGAGTTTTGCGCCTTGTTTGACGAGGGCGAATGAGCCGTTTAGGACGGCTTTTCGGGAGACGGAACCTGTTACAGATGCCGAAACTTTAGAAGTTGATGATGCCCCTGATTTTGCGTGTCTTACGGTCAACTCTTGTTGATCTGAAATCAAATATCGACTCGTTTCTCTATCAAAAACGCCAATCCAAACCCTACCATGCTGGGTAGATGTTTTTGGATTAATGCCACGTATACCCATGTATCTACCATCATCAAACACATCTATACGTTGATATTTACCTGGAGCATGTTCAATAGCAGAAACAAAAGAAGATAAAGAAAGTAAACTAAAGCATAGGATACTGTTTAAAAAACATTTCCCTAGGATATGATACATAACAAGACGCCTCATCTAATTTAATTAGGAGAGTTGAAGCATCAGGAAATTGAATTTCTATAAAATCTTCATCATAACGATGGAAAAAATTTCTAAAAATATCAAAGGAAAAAGGCTTTCTAAAAACATCTTTCCTCTTCAATTCCCGATAATATATTAATGCCAACGGTAAATCACGATAGATATTTGATGACGTTTTAAATTGGATTAAATGGTATTCAGTAATAAACATAAAAACCTCGCTTCATAACTGTGGTTATCAATTCCGAAGCAAGAATTTTACACGATCTCAATCCTTAAACAATATGAATGCGATAACAACCGGTACGGAAAGACCTAAAAAATAGTAAAAATCCATCATGTGAACAGCCTCTTGGTGATGGAAACGAAATAAACCGCAGAAATAACACCGAATAAAAGCCAACCGGTTTCCAAACCGCTTTTGACATTATCAACCGGATCGCATTTAGGCAGATTTGGCTGGATAGTCTGGCCGTTAAGCGTCCAAATGCTGCCGTTATATTCGGGCTTTATCATTTGGCCGCTTTCGGTTATTTGAGGTACTACCAAGCTGAAATAAAGATTTTCGGCTTGGTGTTGCTCAAGACATTTATTACCAACTTGGTAGTACATGGTCATTACCTATTATCGCAATAAGCGTTTCACGATAGCGATAACAAACAATGCGGCAAATACACCGACTACCAACCAACCTGCTTCCAAACCGTCTGTCTTAGCAGCTTCAATAGATGTTTTTGCACCTTCTGGCAAAGCAGCATACGCGGATGTAGCTAAAACCAGAGGAGATGCAGCAACCAAACCTAATTTGGCACCGTATTTACGGCATACACTCATAAATTTCATGATGTTTTTCCTTTATGTTTGAAAAATGGATGCGGGCTATGTGAAGGTAATCAGACCGCCCGCCGAGCCTGAAACTGTTTATTCTGTTTTTTGGTAGAAACTAAAAATCACGAACCGGCCTGAAACTTCGTCCAATGCAGCATTAAAG